AATTGCTTTTACTATATTAGACATTGTTTGTTCTCCTTGTGGTTACATTCTAGCTTCTTCTTAGTTTGATCCTACCCGAAGTGAGGGGCTGGACAACAACGACAGGGAATGACCACGGTTCTGGGCACAAGGGCGCGAAGCGTTTATATACCCTTGTGGCGAGGTTCTGGACGTTCCATGACGGTGGTGGCCGGACGCGAGCTTCGTGTTGGTTCAAACCACATACACTTCACTCGCGATAGCGAGTGGCACTCTCATTCGCGTTAGGGATGGAAGCCCGAAGGGACAAGACTCGATAGAGGCTTGGTTCACGACAGCCCGACCCTCTTCGAGGGAAACGCCTGTCAATACTAGATGTGGTATGTAACGCTAGGTAATAACACTAATGACGTAACGTCACTACTTGACAGATGTGTACAAACTAGTGTCCAAATGGGGGGAGAGAGGGAGAGGGGGGTTAACAGAGGCACATCATGAATAACATTCTCAATACTAAGAAACTGACACATAAACAAACGGCTTTGGTTGATACACTCGTATCAAAAGGTTGCTCTATCACTCAGGCCGCTAAGGAAGCAGGGTACGCTGATGGTGACTCAGGTAGAGTGACTGCTAGCAAGGCTCTAAAGCAACCTCATGTGCAACAGTACATGATGCAATGTGTGACAGAGCAATTAGGAATGAATGCTACGATTGCTGCTAGTAAAGTAATGAAGCTAGCTACTGGTGCTAAGAGTGAGTACGTACAGCTAGAGGCGAGTAAGGATATCCTCGATCGAGCTGGCTTCAAGCCTATAGACAGATCACAGGTACAGATAGCTGGTGACATCCGTGTGAGCATAGATCTAGGGTAGACCCCCTCATAGGTTTACGCTTTCACTCTAGCAAGGGTACGGGGGTTAAAACTAGCACACTTGTTACTGTTACTTCTCTTCCCCTAGCATTTTTCTCTTACAAAGTATTTTGTGTGTTTGTAAAAATAATTTATTAGTGTAAAGGTGAATTATGATTAATATGGTCGGACACTTTTTTAGGAGACTGTGGAATGGCAAAGACTCCAGCTTGGCAGAGAAAAGAAGGTCAGAACCCGAAGGGGGGACTAAACGCAAAGGGTCGAGCAAGCGCAAAGAAGCAGGGGTCAAACCTAAAGCCTCCAGTTCGAAGCGGAGACAACCCTCGAAGAGCAAGCTTTCTAGCAAGGATGGGGGGAGCAAGCGGCCCAGAAAGGGACAGCAAGGGAAAACCAACGCGTCTTCTTCTCAGCCTAAAAGCGTGGGGAGCCTCAAGCAAGTCGGACGCAAAGGCAAAGGCCAGAGCAATAAGTAGAAGAAACAAAGCTAAGAAAGGAACAGCATAATGCCAATGGGTAAAGGGACGTATGGTGATAAGGTTGGAAGACCAGCCAAGAAGAAAACAATGTTAAGTGGCAAGCAGAAGGCATTGCCGCCAGCATTGAAAAGAAAGATATTGAAGGCGAAGTCTAAGAATGCCTAATACTCTTTCTTCTCTGCAAAAAAAGGCCTCGACAATAAAGAAGCGTATTAAGGTTATGGAAGATGCTTCTGGTATTGATGTGGCTGAAAAGGCTGGTGCTGATGGAGATAGGTTTTCATACAAGAATAAAAGCCTTCTAAAGAAGTTAGCTGGCAAGACTATGAATACATTTCTTGATGCTAGAGAAAAGCAAATGATGAAGAACCCAACGTATAAAAAACTAACTAAAGAGTTGGTTAGGGTTCAAGATTTAATATTTGAGAAGAGTAAGTAATGGCGGTTAATGCAGCTGGTAATTATACAAAGCCTACAATGCGAAAGTCTTTGTTTAAAAGAATAAAGGCAAGGGCTACACATGGTACGGCTGCTGGTCAGTGGTCTGCTCGAAAGGCACAGTTACTTGCCAAGGAATACAAAAAACGTGGTGGTGGATACAGGTGAAAAAGTCACAGAAGTCATTACTCAACTGGGGAAAGCAAAAGTGGCGCACTAAGTCTGGGAAGAAGTCTAGTGAGACAGGTGAACGGTACTTACCTAGCAAGGCTATTACTGCTCTTAGTGATGCTGAATATGCAGCTACAACCAGAGCTAAACGAAAGGGTAAGGCTAAGGGTAAGCAATTTGTGGCTCAACCGAAAACGATTGCTAGGAAAGTAAAACAATATAGGAGTTAATTATGGGCTGGATAATAGCAAACACTAATAAGGTTTATGATGGGGAAACCCATGAACTTGCTGGTAAAACATACACAGGCAAAACAAGAACCTCTGAGTCTCGAAGGTTAGAATGGGTAGAACTTACTGTTAAATCTAAAGCACCAACAAAAAAGAAACGTGCTAGAGATACTAAAGGTAGATTAAAAGCAGACGATCCTTCTACAGCAGATATTAACGAGGCTTACGAACAGTGAGCTTTGTAAATACTTTAAAGTCAGAAGAACTTACTATGCTTCGAAGGATTGTTAAGAATGTGCACTTTCAATACTTTGATAAGAAGCATGGTAGATCCTTTGTGACAAACAAAATGCTAGACAATGTGATAGAAAACATTGGCCCAGAGGCAGTCGAGAAGATGATTAAGTCTGGAGTAGACAAGGGGCTGCGCTAGTGGTCGATTTTAAATACAAGCCAGATGGCGCTGTTCTCAAAAGTTTTATGAAAGACAATACTTTCTTTCGTGGCATTCGAGGGCCAGTAGGGTCTGGCAAATCAGTAGGGTGTTGCATTGAAGTATTTCGCAGAGCTTTGGAACAAAAGAAAGCCCCAGATGGAAGAAGAAAATCAAGATGGGCTATTATACGAAACACAAACCCACAGTTACGAACTACAACTATTAAAACATGGCTTGACTGGTTCCCAGAAAATGACTGGGGAAAGTTTACATGGTCAGTTCCCTACACCCACCACATTAAAAAAGGTGAGATAGACCTTGAGATTATCTTCTTAGCATTAGATAGGCCAGAAGATGTTAAGAAACTATTATCATTAGAGCTAACTGGAATATGGATTAATGAAGCACGAGAAATTCCTAAGTCTATTATTGATGCTTGTACCATGCGTGTTGGTCGTTATCCTTCTATGCGTGATGGTGGGCCTAGCTGGAATGGAGTTATAGCAGACACCAACGCTCCAGAAGAAGATCATTGGTGGCCTATCATGTCTGGCGAAGTGCCAGTTCCAGATCATATTCCAAGAGAACAGGCAAAGATGTTGGTAAAGCCTGACAACTGGGAGTTCTTTACTCAGCCATGTGGGATGCTAGAAATTAAGAGTGAAGATGGTGAGGTTGATGATTACAAGCCAAATGATGATGCTGAAAACAAAAAGCACATGCTTCGCAATTATTATGACAATCTTATAAGAGGTAAAACAAAAAGCTGGATTGATGTCTATGTTATGAATAGGCTTGGAACTATCCAAGACGGAAAGCCGATATACCCAATGTTCGCAGCAGAAGTACACACAGCCAAAGAAGAAATAGCGGTAGCCGCTGGCGCACCGTTATACGTTGGCTTGGACTTTGGGTTGACTCCAGCTGCAACTCTTGGACAAAAGATCAGAGGTCGCTGGCTCGTCCAGTCGGAGATAGTGGCCTTTGATATGGGGATTGTTAGGTTTGCTGAAGTATTGCGTGAAGAAATTTCCTCCCGATTTTCTCAAGCATCTGAGGTATATATATATGGCGATCCCGCTGGGGATTTTAGAGCGCAGACGGACGAAAGCACTCCTTTCCATATCTTGCGTGGTGCTGGCTTGAGGGCATTCCCAGCCCCTTCGAACTCTGTAGATCTTCGGTTGGAAGCTGTCTCTTCCCAGCTAACTAAGATGGTCGAGGGCAAGCCAGCATTTATAATTGATAGAAGGTGCCAACAGTTAATCAAAGGATTTGAGGGTGGGTACCAATATAAAAGAATGGAAGTGTCTGGCGAACGATATGCTGATAAGCCTGATAAGAATATGTACTCTCACATTCACGATGCTTTACAATACATGATGTTAGGTGCTGGTGAAGGTAGAGCTTTACTTAATAGTCAGAAACCGTCTACACCTGTGGTAGCTGGTCGTAACTTTGATATTTTTAATAGAAAGCCTGTCAAACAAAAAAGACAGGGTCTTTGGGCTAGGATGTAATTGTGCGTTGCCAAAACTACTTTTCTCTGCTTTGAGGAAAATATAAAGGAGATTTATTATGTGTGGTAGAAGAAAACCTGATCCTAGAATAGCTCAGGAACAAGAGAAAGCTAGGCAAGCAGC